CATGCGGATTATGTTAATCCACGATGGAAACTTGAACGAACTGCAGTAATCGGCAGACATATTTTTTATAAACAGAGAGATGGTATTTAATATGATGAACAAACTGAACATTCATCTTAAAGATAGTGGAGAAGATTCGGCACACTCGTTTTATCTCCTCATGGAAGAAATATCATTACAGTCTGCAAAGACTTTAGTTGAATGGATCTTTGAAGCAAACTTTACTGAAGAACGACCAGATTTACTTAATCTGATTATCTGTTCTCCAGGTGGTGACTTGAACGCTGCATTTGCAGTTATCGATACTATGAGAGGTTCAGCAATCCCTATTCGCACAATTGGTTTAGGACAGATTGCTTCAGCAGGATTAATGATTTTTCTTGCTGGTGACAAAGGGCATCGTATTCTCACACCAAATACTTCTATTCTTTCCCATCAATATACATGGGGTGCTTTTGGCAAGGAACACGAATTATTCGCAACGGTAAAAGAGTTTGACCTAACGACTAAAAAGATGATCACTCATTATAAAAAGTCTACTGGTCTATCTGAAGCAAAGATTCGAGAGGTTTTGTTACCACCTCAAGATATTTGGCTCAGTCCTCTTGAAGCCAAAAAATTAGGACTATGCGATGAAGTTAAAGAACTTTCTTAATTATGTAAAATTCTCAGGTGTTTGGATTGGTTTTGTTTTAAATCCTTACCACTGGGAATTTCGAGTAGAAAAAACTGGACCAACTGATACAGATCCCAATGCATATATGGTAGCTGTATATTTTGGACCATTTTGGGTTAGGGCTATCTTAGATGATGGATCTTGGTAAATTAAAGGGGATTATTATGAATGATAATGTTTTTGTTGGGTGTGTCACTCTTGCATTAGTGACACTTATTTGCTCTGTCACTTTTTATCAGTACAATGAGTTGAAGTCAGTTGAACGAAATGTAGAATCAGCGATTGTAAAAGGAATTGATCCTGTTGCAGTTCGTTGTGCCTATGCAAACGCATCAGATTTGGTTTGCGTAGCGTATTCTGCGTCTCATCAACAAGGGTTTTCCACCCCAAAATCCACTAGGTAAGTAGTTACTTACTAAATCAACCCTCTAGGATACAGGTGTTCTAGGGGGTTGTCTTTAATTCCAAATTAGCGTATAATAATCTTATTATATCGTTGAAAAGGAAGTGAGAAATGGGTTTACTTACAGTTGGCAATCCAAAGTTGTTAAAGGGTCAAAAGAAGGGTTATTTGTCCTCCGTGTTGCACTTCGCACCTGCTGATTTATCAGGTAAAGAAGTGTGTCCAAAGCGAACAGCTGGATGTACTGCTGCATGTTTGAATACTGCTGGTCGTGGTGGCATCTTCAAGAAAGGTGAATCCACTAATGTCATTCAGCAAGCACGAATTCGTAAGACCAAAGCATTCTTCGAAAATCGTCAAGCATTTCTTAATGAGTTAGTTGTTGAGATTATCAAAACAAAAACCAAAGCAGAAAAACAAGGACTCATTCCAGTCTTTCGTTTAAATGGTACTTCAGATCTCTCATGGGAGAAGTATGAAGTTACAAATGGCAAGAATATTTTTCAAATGTTTCCAGAAGTCCAATTTTACGACTATACCAAAATCAACAATCGCAAAGTTAAACATATTCCTAACTATCACCTGACTTTCTCCAAAGCAGATGGTAATGATATGGATGTTCGTATCGCATTATCAAATGGTATGAATGTTGCAGCTGTATTCCACAAAGTGCCAGAAACATATCTTGGTCGTCCAGTTATCAATGGTGACGATACAGATCTGAGATTCTTAGATCCAAAGGGAGTTATCGTTGGTCTCAAAGCCAAAGGTAAAGCCAAGAAGGATACAACTGGTTTCGTGGTGGGAGCATAATTATGACAATCGATAAACAAACATATCGCAAAGAATATTACCAGAAAAATAAAAAGCGTGAGAAGGCTAATGCAAAACTCTGGAAGAATAATAACCCAGATAAAGTTAAACAACATAATAAAAAAACTAAACTTAGACAACAAACCGATGGTGATGCATTTGTATCAGACATTTTCTCAAAAATGAAATACTCCGCAAAGAGTAGGGCTAAAGGTAGAGTTATACCAGTCAAAGTTACAAAAGAAGATATTAAACGACTAATTATAAATTCAAATGGTAAGTGTGCACTAAGTGGTCTTAAATTAACCATTGTCCGCAACAATCCATTCAAAGCATCATTGGATAGAATTGATAGTTCTAAAGGATATATTAATGGTAATATTCAGGTTGTTGCAACATGTGTTAATATCGCTAAAAGTGACTTACCTCAAAAAGATTTTATAAAAATGTGTAAATCAATTGTTGACATTAATTCTTAATTGGAGTATAATAGATCTTATGCAAATGCTACATACATCACTTGGAAAGTCTAAGAAGAAGAAACCGACTGCAAAGCAACGAGAGTTGCAGTCGTCATGGGAAGCCATGTTAAAGAAGTATGCCACAAAGACGATTGTTCCTAAAAAGCAATCACTCAGTGAATCATACTCACTTGGAAAACCTGCTTGTCGTGAGACACCTAAGATTCCAAGTCTTCCATTTACTGGAGCACCTTGTTACAAAAAACCAAACCCTGTTTATACTGGTACTGCAATAAAGGGTATTGGCACGATGCACAAATCAAATGCAGTGCCTGTTTTTAGTGACGATGAAGCAAAAGACATTGCTTCTATGAGGAGATAATATGGATTACGATGACCCACCAAAAAAGTATAGTAGCATAACATATACTGTAAACTATGATAAACTGTTCTTTGAACCATACATTCAATGGACTCCAGAAAATGTTTCTTATTCAGATAAGATTAAAGAACTTAAAGTTATGCAAGATCAGATCGAAGATTTAATCGAACTGGCAGTAGAAAAATCTGAATGTAAAGATGCAAAAGAAGTTATTGAATATATTAGGGGATTGAAATGAGTGAGTTTTGTGTTAAGTGTTCTGAGAAAGAAGCAGAGATTGAACTTCTTCGTAAACGACATTATGATGAAATGCAATGCATGAAAGCAAAGATCGAAAAACTTCAAAATGAAAATGATGCACTAATCATGGATGTTGCATTCTATGGTGGCAACATGATTAACTTGTCTTGCAATAACAAATAAGGTATAATATGACTATGACTGAAAAATTGCATGACTTGACTGTGCAAAAAATGAAATTAGATAAATTCTTCTCTATGTTCCTTGAGAAATTTGAACGACAGATGGATCCTGACAGAACAGATACACCTGTTTGGAAATTATATAAAACTAAACTCAAAGAATATGAAAAAGTAGACCATGAAATTAAAGCAACTAGATATTGGATCAATAAGGAACGAAATGTTTAAGACTGCAAACGAATTTTCTCTACACATAGAGCAAATGGTTCGTGATACTAAACTGAGTTATATGGATGCTGTTCTTGAGTATTGTAAAGAGAATTATCTTGAACCAGAAGATGTGGCAAAGTTAATTAACAAGTCACTCAAAGATAAGATTGAAATGAATTTTCGTGAATTGAACTACTTACCAAAGCAAGCACAACTGGATGTGTAATGGATGGATTTAAGGCATATCGTTATTACCTAGCTATTAAACTCCACTTTACTACAGACAGATTTAATGTTTTTGAGAACAGAGGTAATGTTCGTGGTACTCGTGAAGCATTTAATGCTCGCAATGACAGATACATATTCGAGAAGTTAGCACAAAAGCGACCAGATGATAAGGAAATCATCCAGTTCTTTGTGTCCAACTTTGCGTATGGTAACGACCAAGCGATTTATGCTGGTCAAGAAGCAGAAGATAATTATTTACAATGGCAAAAACGAAAACAATCCATGACTAAGATTTTCGTTGATGATTTGGCAACACTAATAACACATATTGAATTAAACAAGTTGAAACCAACTGCAATATTTCAATTTACAGAAAACGAATATCCTGTAGCACTAAAATTATTTGTTGGAGGTAAAATTGCAATAGAAACTCTAAATATCATAGACGACATGACTGGAATGCTTGATGATTGGGTAACTCATCCATCTGTAAGATACATATGGGAAGATGAGATGCGAAGAATTAAAAAGTTGACTGGGTTCGTGAAATACGATAAAATTAAGATAGGTAAAATCTTCCAGCATTTTAAAGAAGAAATTGCAGAGTGAGTAACATGGGTAAGACATATAATAAACCAAAGCAAGATGACGAATTTTCCAGTGGGCGATCTGGGAAACACAGTAAACATGCCAATGGCAAGAAAACTGGTGGTATGAAAACGCTAAATAGTTATGTTGAAGAAGACTATGACGATCCGTTTGTCGATGAGGTAGACGGAATAACTGATGAAATCTTTATTCAACATATAAAACAAGACGATACAAATTAATACATTTAATACAAAGGAAATACGATGGACATTCAAGCACTACGCAAAATGCGCAACTCAGACTTTGGAGCAATTAGCTCTGCATTCGAAAAAGTCGCAAATCCCCAATCCGAACAAAAGTCTTTTACAGACGATCGCTTCTGGCGACTCGAAGGTGATAAGGCTGGCAACGGAACAGCAACAATCCGATTCCTACCACGTGTAGAAGGTGATGAACTCCCATGGGTTCGTATCTTTTCTCATGGCTTCCAAGGTCCAACTGGAAAATGGTATATCGAAAACTCCCTAACAACTCTTGGTGAAAATGATCCAGTCGGTGAATTGAACACTCAACTTTGGAACTCTGGTTCTGAAGCAAACAAAGAGATCGCACGTAAACAAAAGCGTCGCCTAAGTTTCACTGCCAACATTCTTATCGTGTCTGATCCAAAGCACCCAGAGAATGAAGGTAAGGTATTCTTGTGGAAGTTTGGTAAGAAAATCTTTGATAAGATTATGGACAAGGCACGACCAACCTTTGAAGATGAGAAGCCAGTCAATGTCTTCGACTTCTGGGAAGGTGCAAACTTTAAACTCCGTATGCGTAAGAAAGATGGCTACGCAAACTATGATGAGTCTGCATTCATGGAGCCAGCAGCAATTGGTTCTGATGATGAGATCGTTAAGATCGCTTCTGCTCAACACAAGTTGGCTGAGTTTACAGATCGTAAGAACTTCAAGTCTTATGATGAGTTGAAGAAGAAACTCAATGAGGTTTTATCTGGTGATTCTTTTGCTAGCAAGTCTGCTGCACAGATCGCTGAAGATGAAGATCGTCCTGTAGCACAAGCACCAAAGATTGCTTCTAAACCTGCGCCAGTACCTAAGGCACTGGAAGAAGACGATGATGATGTTATGTCTTATTTTGAGAAGATTGCTAAAGAAGATTAATCTTTAGAGTAGAAAAGAGAATGGGATCCTGTTGGATCCCATTTTTGTTTTAGGCAGCAGAGAATCGTCTGCCGTATGCAGCGTTACTTGATTCTTGATTTCGAATGTTTGGTTTAATAACATTGGTAGTTTTACTCATGTTATTGACTGGAGCATTAACAATATTAGTTCTATTACCACCACCTCCACCTGCAGTAGCTGCAGCATCAGCATTGGCTCTTGAACCACCCTCAACTGCATTTGCTGGTCTCATTGCAGCACCCATTGCAGCAATTTTCTCAACAGGAAGTGCAGCAATTGCTTTAATCTTTTCTGGATCAACTTGAGAGAACATTCCCAAACCACGAGCAATATTAACTACACCAGTACCTGCTTGGTTAATTAAGTCGCCTTTTTCACCGAGCATGAGCA